CAAGCGGATTATTTTGTGATATTGTTTGGTAATCTTGACCTATTTGGGCAGCAGCCGCATAAGGATTACCACCATATTGATTTTGTAATAAATCTTGTTGTTGAGTTTCTCCTCCCATACCTCCAAATGCAATATCAAATTGCCCCTGTGGAGTAGTTGTCAATAAATCTAAAGCACTATCTATGTTAATGTTTGGGTCAGCAAGAGCAACATCTACGGCTGGGCCTAAAACAGTGCCACTCGTTTGCACATTATCCCCTGCATTGGGATTAACACCACCAACATTAAACCCGCCTGTGCCGTATCCTGTAAAAGTAGGCTCACCTGCATACACATTAGGTACAGAAGTATAATCAGGAGTTGTTGAACCTGTAGCGGCATCGTAAATAACTTGTGAGGTAGGGTTATTATCTGTAGCAGTAACATTGCTGAAAAAATCTTCACGTGAAGGCATAGCAGCCAGTGCTTGCGCTTCTAATTCTGCCAGTGTAGCCATATCAAACTCCTTTATCGGATTGGTCTGTTTTAGCTTCTTTATTCATCCAAATACCAAAACAACCTGTCAACGCACCCATACAAATAGAAACTAATCCAGATTGCGCAACACTTGGGTCAGGTAAAGTCATAAACCAATGCACTGCTTGATAAGTCAAAACAGTAACAGCAAGCATCATCAAACGCGGCAGTATTTTCAACTGATCAATCATCGATGCAGTTAATTGTACCATTAAAATACACCTTTAAAACCTATCCCACGTAAAGCAGCCCCACCACCACGACTAACGCTACCACCACTGGAATGATCACTTGTTGCATCCATAAGGGCAGCATTGCCTTTAACTTTTTTAGTCTTGCCACCTTTTTTCTCACCCATCTTACCACTGCCCATAGATTTGCCTTTGCGGTTATCAAATCCATAAACTTGGAACATTTCTGCTTCAATCTCTTTAATTTTATCTTGGTCATCCATATCCATAGCTTCTTTAAGCATATCTTTTAACATCTTTATACGCTTATCTTTCATAACTACCTCCGTTGCTGGTTTTGCTGTTGTCGCATCATAGCGATCCGCGCTCGCATCTGCGCTATATCTTCCTGAGAATCTATACGCTCACGTGCTACATTTGTTTGTTCTGCATTACGCTGCGCATCCATAGCCAAACGCTGTTGGTCTACTTGGTTATCCATTTGTATTTGCTGTTCGCGCAAGGCAAGCTCTTGCTTTTTAACTTCAACTAATGGGTCTTGCTGCGGTTGCGGCGGTTGTTGCTGCTGGAACTGCGCAACTAATTGTGCTTGCAACTGAGCAATCATTTGTTCTTGCTGGGCAGGGTCTACTCGTTGTCCTGCTTGTTGCATCTGCTGTTGCGCCATAACCATAGCTTTTAAACCAAGATGTTCGTAAATATGTTTTTCTAATATCATCAAAACAGGGGGCTGCATCTGCGCAACCTTACTATTCATATAAGCTAAATGCACCGCAATATGACTATCGTGATCTTGGTCACCAAACGCCTGTAATTTACCTTGGCCTTTAGCTGCCTCACTTGCTTTTTGGTTTTCGGTAGCTGGGTTCTCAGGAACAGGTTGCGGAGTAGGCTTTAAAATTTGTTCAATATTATTTACACCCAAAGCCTCATACACACGGCGATACGCTTCATGTAGATTATGCAAATCGGGTGCAGCCTGAGCTAATTTTAATTGCTCTTGCGCTAAAACCACTCGTTGCGACATACTAAAAATATTCGGGTCACTCACAGGTAATATATCTATCCGGCCATCAAAATCTTGCAACTTTATTTGGCCTTCAACACCTACCTGATAAGGGTACGGCTGGGGGTCTTCTGCAATTAATCGCGCTAACATCTTCAATTCTAACTTCATCGCAGCATGTAAGCGTTTATGCACCGCACTTACGATTTTTGCACCACGTTCTAACAGCGCAATCGTTGTTCCTACAGGCATTTCTTGCCGACCATCGCCAACACCCATATCTGTAGTGCCAATAAACCGTTGTGCAGCAGTCACAACAAAACCCATCAATTGGAATAACGTTCCAGAAGGCTCTTTATACGGTAATGGCATTAAAGAAGTTCGTAAATCACCTCCAGGAACATCAACATCTCTAAATTCTCCCGGTTGTAATGGACTACCTTCATCAGATATTCGTAATCCACGCGCTTTAAATCCTGCTGGCATATTAGCTAATGTACCAGCATCAATTAATTGGCGTAAATTAGCTGTAGCTGTCCTACTTAGGTTTCCTAATAAATGAATTAAACCAAAACCGTAAAAACCGAGTCCTGGAGTAAACTTATACTGCACAAAATGCGGTATTTTTGCCTTCATCGCATCATTTGCACGGAAATTACGGCGTATTGACAATACTTCAGACGTATCTTTACTCACACTTACCACATAAGGGAGCTTAATTCCTGTTTCTTCGCCATTAGCACCTATATCTGGGTATTCGGAAAGGTCCAAGTAACAGTGGCATTCGTAAATTGTCACCATTTCATCATTACCTGTGGAACTTTTGCCTTCTAATTTGTCATACGCATCATCAACTTCATCAGTATCGCCCTCTGTATCCTCGGGTACCTCTACATCTAAGTAAAAACCAGCTACTTGTAACTTGCGTAGCTCATTTTGTGACATCTGCAATACATGCGTAACGCGCTCTGCCGTGCGCAAATCAGTAGCCGTGTACGGTACTACTACATCTTCCGCTGGTACGAACTTACTTACCACTCTACCTAAAGCATCATCACGGTAAATTTTCTTAAAAGCTGAACCAGCCAAACCCAAATAGTACAACATCTGGTCAAATTCTGGTTCATACTCTTCCATCTCGTACATAATCATGTAATTCATGTAATCTTGTACGCGGCGAGCCTGTGCTTCTACCTGTGGGTTAGGCAATCCAACAATATTAGCTCTTACTGGTCCAGTTGAAGGTAACATCTCCTTATAAGCACCAGCCTGAAACTGCGTTACAGCTTCATTCAATATTGGGTGGATAACTCCCGTTGCACCATCAAACGGTTCAGTACGGTTTTCATACCGCATACCCAGCAAATCCAAACCCTTAATATACGTATCACGCCAATCTTCACGGCTATTTTCATCATCCTCTACAGAATCTAACACATAACTAGCAACATCACTCAATGTATCATCATCAACAAACTCTGCTAAATTATCAAAAAAATCAGCTGGTTCCTCACCACGCCGTAAATCATCTTCGCCAAATACAACCTCAGCACCACCATCGGGTTCATCAACAACTTCTACGTTAAGGAAGTCATCTTCTTGTTCGGCCAAATCAACCTCAACCTCACTTAACATATCGTTCGGGGCTTGCAGTAACGATCTATCTACATTACTCGGGCGCGGTTGTATTGCCATTTTAATCCTTACCTATTTTAAACCCACGTCTAACAAGGAAATTCATAAAACCTTTTGGTCCTAATCTACCCTCTTGTACAGCCAGCAACCTCTTAGAAATTTCAGAAGAACTTGTGCCTTTTTTGCCTGATCCTTTGGCTGAAACTTTAATTGGTCCTTTTTTATTTGGCATCTATACCTCCACTAGTAATATATCCTCTGCCTAGGAACACTATCTTCCTCTTCATAATCCTCTGGGTGCGCAATAAAACCGCCCTCGCGGAATCGACGCAACGCCTGTGTTACCGTATCAACAAAATCATCGTTCTCGCCAGCCGGAAACGCAGCGCATTCCTCTATTACCTCCTCAGCCCATCGGGTATCTGGAGCCCATACTAAACCACTTTCTAACAAAGGTGCAATTGAATTTACTCGCGTAAACTTATCATTACCTCTCGACGGACTGTAATTCGTCACTGGTATACCCATATTACGCAACTCTTGCGTCAACGGCATACCACTAGCTTTTGCCTCAATCAATACCATCTCAGGATCCCAATACTTAAATTCCTCTAACGCAACACGGCGCAACTCAGGGAAATCCCATCTACCACGCTGCGCATCAACCAAAATAATATTAGCTGGGCCTCCCTCCTCAGGGTAAAAAACTCCCCAAGTAGTTATCGCACTATAATCCGCAGACTCGCGCTTACTAAACGCCGTATCATAAGACTGCATCACATACTGCAAAGTAGGTATATCTTCATCTTCCCACCTACGCCACCAATCACGCTTCAATATCGCAGACTGTTCACTCGTTGGGTTCTGCTGCCATTGCGCCTCCCACTTACCAACAGACAAACTACCCTTTACACTTAATAAATCATCTTTCTTCCAAAACTCAGGCCACAATGGTTCATCACTCTCAGGCATCAAAGCAGGAAACTCTACAATATCCCATTTATCCGCTAAAATATCTCGCGCTTGCTGGCGCACCAACTTACCTGTCAAATCATTCTCTGCCCATCGGGTCATAATTATCACTATAGACCCTCCAGGTTGAAGGCGCTGCCGAGGTCCAGACGTATACCATTCATAAGCATGCTCCAACGCCGTAGGACTCAACGCATCCTGCTCACTGTGGGGGTCATCAATAATTAACAAATCCGCACCTCGGCCAGTCACCGCACCACCAACACCAGCCGCAAAATATTCTCCACCCTTTTCAGTCTCCCATCGGCCAGCAGCCTGACTATCAGCTCGCAAACTAACATCACTAAACACTCGCGTATATTCACCCGAGTTCATCAAATTACGTACCTTACGTCCAAATCTAAACGCCAACTCCGCTGTGTGCGTCGTCTGCATTATCTTCAATCGGGGGTTACGTCCCATCAACCACGCCGGTAACAAATAACTACCAAACTCACTCTTAGTATGGCGCGGCGGCATATTCACAATCAATCGCTTTAATTCACCACGCGCAATCGCATCAAACTTCTCAGCCATTATTCGGTGGTGGCGTCCATTAATAAACTCAGGCCATACCGCCAAACAAAAATCCATAAAATGTTCACGCGCAGCCTCAGCCGCTCGAATATCCTTAGCTCTATCCAACAAATGCGCATATCTACGCAACTTATCTTCTGGCATCAACTCAATGTTCATACTTTTCTCTTACATCGAAAATTTTTACAGGACAATGAACCTATAACAAATATCACAAAAAAGGGGGGTAGTGAACACTCACTATTGCAAAATATTAACGGTACTCGAAGATTTGTCCGAAACTTGGTTATACTAGTGCAGCATAACCAAGGGCCTCTCGCAAGGGGGGTGGCATAAAAAAAGGCGCGGTGTTTACCGCGCCGGTTGCTGGGGGTACCCTTGCCCCCCAGCGTTTATTTTTATTTACTTGGCTTGCGGTTGCACCACCAGTTGCACGTAAGGTGTACCCCATGTTGCGCTGCTTGGGCTGTAACCACCTTGCAGCATTGCCATTAAGCATACTGGCTTTTTTGTGCTGTGGCCAAGTGGCTTGGCGGCGTTAAGTATTGCAAATAAACTTGCGTTACCATTTACACCGTTTAGCAACCAGTTTTGTATTTGGTGCCGTACACCACCAGTTTTGCCGCCATAACCAAACGGCACGGGTTGCGCATTTGTTAGTTGTACATTTGGCAATGGTTGCACAATTACATTATGTAAGTTGCCGCCTGCGTGCTTATTAACAAATGCCCACATTGCAGCATAGGTGCAATTTGCGCCACCTGTAAATGTAGCTGCTTTGGTTGTGGCTTTTTTGGTGGTTGCTGCTTTAGGCGCAGTAGCCTTTTTAGTTGTTGCCATTTTAAAAACCCTTTCTACGGTTATTTGGCTGTAAGCGTTATTGCCTACAAATAATTAGTAGCATAGTGAAAAACATTGTGCAAGTGTTTTTCAATATTTATTTAAAATAATTGCACACGACGCGAGTGCGATTATTAACAGTATCAATATCCACATCGTAACTCCTTTCTGTGCTAACCATTTAAGCAAACACAAAAATCTCATGCAAATCTTTGTTTATATTTTTTAATCTTCAAAAATCCTCGTATTTGAGGATGATTGATATTGATTGAGGATGATTGATATTGATTGATGATGTATCTATTATCTATATAAGGATATATATAGATACCGGTCTTCTCGTAGAATGGGGATGTCCGTCTTCCTCCGTCATGGGGATGGTCAAATAAAAATGGGAGACGAGGTGTCTCCCATTTTGTGTCGTGTCAACTTTGTACTTCAAGTCTAACGTATGGTGTCATCCAAAAACTGCTAGACGGTGAGTATCCACCGTGCATCAAGGCGTGTAAACATACAGGCTTTTTACGCGAGTGTCCCAGCTTGGCAGCTTTACCGAGTACAGTTTTCAAGGACATATCTCCGTCAACGCCTTTCAACATCCAGTCTTGGATTTGCTGCCGGACGCCTCCAGTTTTGCCACCGTATCCAAACGGTACTGGCTCAGCAGAGGTTAAATCCACATTATCAAGTGGGACAATTTTTACATTTGCAAGATTGCCTCCCGCTTTACTATTAACCCATAGCCAAATCTGATCATAAGTAAGCTCTTCTTTACCAACGACAAGTGTCTCAGGCTTACGTGTTTTTACGACAGCTTTTACAGTTTGTTTAGTAGGACGGGGAGATTTTTTAGTGGTAGTCATATCGGGCTCCTTTCTACGAGCTCTAAGGTTAATGGCCTTGCTGACCATAACTAAGAGTACCACTACCAGGCGTTAGTGACAAGTCTTTATTTATCTTTTATTTTCATTAATTTTCCACGAACTTTTTGTCATCATCATTCATCATCTGTCAAATCAACATTGATAGAGGACGATTGATTATGATTGATGAGGATTGATGATAGAGGAAGATTGATGATGAGCAATCATATCCACAGACAATTGATGATTATCTTTGATACTCTTCCTCTTGGCATGGGGAGATTGATAAGATAGAATATAATTGATGATTCCTCTCCAGTCATGGGGAGATGTTGATGTCCAGTCTGGGGACAACGGTCCTTTCACCTCTTTATCAGCTATCTCTATAGCTCTCTCCCCCCTAAATATATTAAGGGTTCGGGAGGAAGGGTGACTAACCAAGTTCCAGACATTGCCGTTTTGTTGACTATATCTTATTTGCCACGCAATTTGATGGGGACGTAATGCGATATTTTTTAGTGACTTTAACCTGTGAACTTTGAGTTCTAACCAAAACGCCTGTCCATCTTTTATGCCGTGCAAGTCAGGCACTCCAGGACTAGACCAAGACTCTAGGCGCGTCCAAAACACGCCTAGATTTTTAGTACCCTCACGGAGTTGCGCCCAAAGTTTAGACTCGGGCTTGCTCATCATTATGCTCCATATCTTGTAAGCGCCATACTCTTTCACCGTAATCTTCTTGTGCTTCATAATAATCATTATAGATACGCAAATTGCCTTGATTTTGGTTCCCAGAGCGCAAGTGTATACCGTCCTCACGGTATACAAAAAACGCTGCATTAATTGGAGAATAATTCAAAACTACTCGGCTTTTACCACCATTAAAAGTATGACTTTCTGGTTTAAACTTAGTCATGCGTTTCTCCATCAGTAATAATTGCCATACGTTGTTGACAATCTTGGCACGGCACTTTGTCTTCATCGTTATAATCTCGTGCGTAATTATTACCGAGCATCGGCATACCACAAAGAGTTGAGCCACCCCCCATTGCAAAATGTTGTTGACCTAACCTTTTTGTCCATTCAAAAAATGTAGTGCTCATAATAGCTGTCCTTTCTGTGACTGTTGCTATACATATACTGTACTAAAAGATTTTTTACATGACACTTCTTTTGTTATCTTGTTTACTCGGTTGTTGTGTCATCATGATCTATAATCATATTTCCTTCGCTGACTGCTGCGAGTGCAGGATATTCTTCTTGAAGTTTTGTGATTTCACGTAAGACTTCGTCTCGAGTCATTTGATCTATGCGTCCGTGTAAGATTTCTTTACGATCTATGTATAAGCCAGCAGCTTGTCCTCGTGATTTTTCTGCTGCGACAGCGGCTGGGAAGTTCCCATTTTGCATGGCGGCATCACGAATTTCTGCGAGTTTTTTAACGTGTCCTTCAAAGCTGACTTCGTACTTTTGTGATAACTCTGTTTTGATTTCCCTAATCCTCTCTACAACATGGGGATATCTTTCTCCGTTTAATAACTGTGAGGCGATGGCATGGGCAGATTTAGGAGAGTACCCTGCACGGAGAGCAGCTTCTGTTTGCGATATATCTTCACAGACGTACAGTTTGCAGAACTCTTCTTGTTTGGGTGTGATAGATTTTTCTTTGCGTGGATTTGCTACGATTTCCATGCGTGGTTTGTGAGTAGCTTTGGCGATAGCCATGTATATTTTCCTCTTCTCGATTCGTTACTTTGTATAATAGGGTAAAATACGGAAAACCGAAAATTTAAATTTAACCCAGATTGATCCCGCGCGTACACCAGTCTAGTTCACTAATTTATTGTATAATGAACAGATATTGGATAACTCTTTGAAAACATTAAAGATAGTAAGATAGTGATATATCGGACAATGTTAAAATTTAAATTTACACTTTTCCATCATTTACCCCTATATAGCAAAGTCCGTTTAAGAAAGAAAAAGCCCCTGAAACAGAGTTCCAAGGGCAGTTTATCAAGGAGGCGAATCAACTATGTTAATCCTTTTTACGATATACCATGGATTTTAAATAAAGCCAAATCTTTTTAAATATTGATGGAGGTTCGGAACTTATAACTGGCACGTGATCGAGTGGAGCTTGTTTGGTGTCTTTGTTGTTAAAGCTGCCGAAGTCGGGTGAGTAGTCGTCGAGAGTAAAGTTTTTACCTCTAGAATATACCAGATAGTTAGCTGTAGGACGACTAATTTTATAAACTTTACAAATTGTAGGAATAGTCATACCACAATGTTTATCGTACAAGATTTTTTTAACAAAATCGTCGGTGTATCTTGTCATGATTGGTTTTTTTGTCATTTAGCTATCCTTTCTAATGTTTGCAAAAACCCGTCTACTTCTTTACGTGTAGCTTGGATAGTGTTGAGAGTTGTTTGTAAAGCGCGGATTTGTTTTTCAAACTTTGCGATTTGTTCATCAGCGCGAGCCATCCATAATTTTGCTTCACCCACGGTGAGTTGGTCATCTTCATTACCATCGGGACCAAACATATCCTCACGTATTTTGGCGACCCATCCCCATAAAATGCCAGTACCTAATACTTCTGCGACACTAGCGTCAGTTTCACTTTTTTTGTAACATTGTTTTTTAATATCGTATACATCATTTAACATTAGAGTTATTTCACGTTTTTGTTCGCGTGATGGTTCGCGGATAGG